ACATATGATAAGGAATCCATACATAGCAATTAGTGATTGCTTATGGTTTATAAAGTTCACGTAAAACCTCCTCAATGCTTAAATGCGGCAAACACCGCTATCCCGGTTGTTATCAGCCATAAGAGCAATACTTTACTGCCCGTCCACTGATTGACTACACCTTCAAGGGTTCTGATTCTCTCTTCCAGGTTCATGTTCTCTGTATTGCTTATCTTGGTTTTTATAATTGCTACATCGATTGCCATACTGTCAATTTTTTCTATTAGGGAGCGGACAATATCATCGCTCATGCTTCGCCTCCATTTATGGTAACTGATTTTATAAAGGTGGTGTTTTATGGTACTTGTTTATGATTTATTTATTTTAGCGTGTAGTTTGTTTATTTTCTCATGGCCATTTTTAATATATTTCTGTATAGCGAAGGGGTGATCTATATGATTACAGGAATAGGTTTTATTTCAGTCGGATTCGGAATCATGATAACCTTGTTATCGTTTGACTTAAAATTAGATATTTTTCATAAATCTTTCTTTGTACTGGCAGGGATATTACTAACAGCGTTTTCGTTATATTTTAGTATGAATTACAAAAACGATAATCCATATAGGTAAAGGGTAGCAATTACGCTACCCTTTTATTGATGATAAAGTTTTCATGTTTTGAGTTTTTTGCTGTGCAGATTCTTTACTATTACCTATTTTCTTTTGAATCATAACCTTTAATGATGTTTTTTCACCACTATCTGCTTGCTGATATACTTCTATTGCCTGTTCTACGGTCAATCGTTCAACACTTCTTTGCAGCGGTGACAGTTTAGAATTAGTTTTCAATAACATAGCTTCTTGTGGTGTAATTTGTTTTTCTTTTAAAGCATTATTAAGAGTTTTTTGATTGCCTTTCATTAAGTCGCGCGTGATATTACCTTTCAACTGCGACTTATCGGCAGATTCTTGTGTCTTAGCACCTTCTGGTAATCTTGCCTTTGCATATTCGCTAGCAAGTCTTTCAGCAGGGCTTTTTGATATGTCAGAAGGTGCAGGAGTTAATCCTATTTGCGGTAAAAGTGCATCTTTCCAGCTACCGCCATTATCTAACATTTGTTTTGCACCTTTAATAGAAAAAGGAACTATCTGATTAGCGGTATATTTTGCACGTTGTCCCCACTGTTCTAAAGCTGAGTCTTTAGGATTTGCTATCTGTGTTCCGTAATAATCTTTATTTTGGTATAGTTGCGCCAATGTCGATAAAATAGGGTGGAGTTTATTAATTCCGGTTTGAATAGGATTACTGGCCCAGTGGTAAACGTCTTTCATGTACGATGGGAAAGATACCCTTTGTTCATGACCGCTTGCATCAACATTACCATTACGAGGAAATACTACATCTTTAATATTTTGTGGTGTTTGACCAGTAGTTAAATACTGATATACGCTACTTAATATGGCTGTAGTAAGCGGCAAACTTATTGCGTATGCCATCCTATGGGACATTTCAAGATCTCCTTTTGCTAGTTCGCTATCGAATCCTAGTTTCTTTGCACCTTTAGCCGCCAATATACCAACATCTTTACCAGCATCAAGGATACCGCCGCCTATTTCCCTAATCGTCCCACCTGTCCATCCCGGGGCACGCATAGTTGCCATTAGAGTATCTTTTAATCGTCTGTCCCAAAACAGATTATCGTATGACATTTGCCCTAGCCTATTATCGACCGTATCAATAATTTTTGCCCCAACTTCACGCATCTTATTGCGATCTGTCAATATTGAAGGGTCTTTTTTTATTTCGTACTCTGCCAGTTCTTTAAATGCTCCTAGTTTTTGGAATGGTACTAACTTCTCAACAATGTAAGAACTAATCTTTTCTGCTCCTGCTAATGGTGCTCTTAACCCTGCTCCAATGAAGTTATTATCATTAATAGCTTTTTGGAATGATTGACGGTAATTAGTCATTAGTGGTGCATCCATTGCCAGTTGACCGCCGCCAGCCTTATACATTTGAACAAGCGGATCGCTATCATGTTTAGGATCGAGTAATGTTTGCTTGAATTTCTGACCAACCTTAGCATTTGTATAAGGAGAAATAGGAGATTCGGCAATATTTTTTAACGCTTCAAGTGCGTGCTCACCCGCTTTAGCGTAATTTCCCTCCGATATGCTTTTCATGGCATCAGTAGCGTATTTTATAGCCACCGTGTTTTTGGTAACCATTGTATCCAAACTAGTGAACCCTGCATGAAAACCACCAATAAGCTGTAATTGATTCATGGTATTGGCAACATTCATATAGTAGCTAAAAGCCTTGGCCCCTCTGAATGATGGAGATAAGGAATTATTAACTACTCTTGCCACCGACTCAGGAGCATAAAACGAACTACCAAACTTTGCATCAATGTCGGGATTTATCTGTTTCCATCCTTCCGGTATCTTGCCTCCCGCTTTAATATCTGCCAATAATCCATTAGCTGACAATTCTTTAATCACCTTTTGACCAGTTAAAAACTTATCTTCCTCACCGATTCTAGCTAATGCCATTTCTACAGGATTAGTGTATTTCGGCTCCATTCCTAAATGAATACCAACTTCATATGATGGGATTTCTTTTGCCTTTAAGAATCCGCTAGGAGAATTAAGAGGGTTTTTGCCATAACCTGCTAGTATTTTCTCGTTGGAAGGTGTTTCTTTCCAAATTTGGGGAAGATAGTTTTCATTAAATTTATCTAAGTGACCGCCATCAATAAGTTGTTGACTCCTATTTGCTAACTGTTCGCGAATTGTATCAACGAATCCTTGAATATGAGGATTGGCGAACTTGTGACCATCCTTTTGCATATTAATAGCAATCTCTACTTGTTGGGATTTAGGTAGCTTATCAATCGAATCTCTAGCCACTTGCAAGGCTTTTTCTGTACGTGCCATTTCCAGCTTACGATCTGCACCATGATCTCGCATTGTTCGCGCGGCAACTCGACTATTGGCATCTACGGAAGCAGGAGAAAATAGATTTTTAATTCCATCTTTAGCCTGTACTAAAGCATCAACTACATTATTACCTGTCGGATTAATATCGTCACGAAGGAAATTATTAGCAGGGTTTTTACTATCGGGATACAATTTATTTAACTTTTTAGTAGTGCTATCCGCTACAATTGATCTATTTTCTTGCATTTGTTTGACAGTAGGATATTTACCTTCGCTATCCCATATACGACTAGCGATACTGTCAATTGCCTTATTAGCAAGTCCTTTGATAGAAGTATTATCCCATCTACCGCCTGTCGGATCGAATCCGGATTGCAACCTTAACTTATTTTCAACTGCATTGACTAAGTCTTGATGTGGCTGTTCTAATGGATTATTAATATCTTTTGAGTTGCGAAGTGCTTCTGCTAACTTCGGATTGCCTATCCTGTCGGCTATTTGTGCCGCCGTAGTAAAATCTTTAGCGGCAGCTGCTTCCCTTAGCCTATCAGTTAATACCCTCTTATTGCTACTGTCGATAAAACTATCGGCAGTCCGCATAAATCCTGGTTGTACAGGCTTTGGCTGTTCTGGTGCGATAATATTACCAGGAACGCGCTCATTAGGATTAACTATACTTTGCATAGGACGTTCGCCTAAAACATCACCAGTGCCACCTAATGACGTTTTAATGGGCAAGTCCGCGCCAACATCAATTCTATCGGCAGGACTAAATAACATATCGCCAGCTATTTGATTCTTTTGCGTTTGCATTGCGTTCGCTTCGTCGTTTTGACGTTGCATATAGTCAAGATACGATTGATTGTTGGCTTCATCGAATTTCTGAGCCTTAACCTGTTCTAGTGCCTGAATCAGTGGACTTACTGCCTGTTGAGCGTTATATTTTGGAAGATTACTGATAACCTCATTGTTGCTGAATCGCTGTTCAGGAACAGTACTGGCCTGTTCGTCAAACTTCTGTGCCTTAACCTGTTCCAATGCTTGAAGAAACGGGCTTACTGCCTGTTGTGCATTTTCTTGCGGAAGGTCTCTAATAACTTCATTATTCCCAAATCGCTGTTCTGGAATAGCGTTAGATTGTTCGTCAAACTTTTGTGATTTGAGTTGATCGAGAACACTAATTAAATTTTGCATTGCTGGCTGTTTCTGTTCTACGGCATAACTTGCTGCCTCATCTGGTGTTGCTGGCCTGAAACCTCTTGTAGGGCTATCAACCTGATCCAATGCGTCAAGACCTTGAATAGCGGTATTTTGCAATGGCGCCAAATCGCTAAACTGTTCATTAATCTTATTTTGCACATGGTCAACAAGTTCGGTCTTTATATCGCCAGATTTTTTAATGCCATATTTAGCACCTAGAACGGGAAGGACGGCTTGACCTGCCGCCATTGCCCCCTCTGCTATTGTGCTAATTGGTCTATCGTGGAATTGCTGACCTAAATCAGGATTAGTAGCAAAGTCTACTGCTGGGCCGTAGGTAACAGCACGGACAGCATTTCCAGCCTTTTCTAATGGAGTACCTTCGGTATTTTGATAGGTATCTGCTGCACCTTTGGCAATCATAGCGCCTACTGCCGGTACTGTTCCGACTCCTGTAAATGCAAGTGCTGGTAATGCGGTTTCGGAACCGAAATTAGTCAATGCTTTATTTTCATACGCCTGGGACTGATCCGTTGCATTCTTATCGTAATTGCCACCACTAAGTTGATTGATAGTTTGCTGCATTTGCGTATCATTGTTTTGAGTTTGCGCCCTGGCTAGTTCGTCAAAACCCTGTTTGGCACCTTCGATATAATTAGATACAGTGTCAACTAGATCATCTTTAGCCCTTGTATACCACGGTCTTTGGTCGAGTGGTGCAAATATATCGTCTAATCCAGCCATTTAATCACCTACCATACATAAGAGTCATATCCGGTAATTCCGCGTTTACTAAGTTGTTGCAATATTTCTTCCTTACTAGCCCCACCTTGTTTCGCTTGGTTAATAGCATTGGCTACCGGATCGTTCTGATCTTGCTGTTGTGCTTGTTGCTGTTGCTGTTGTGGATCTTGCGAATTATATTCTCCACCGCTTGAAATTTTCCAATATTGATTCATGCTTCCCATTGCTGTCTCTGCCGCCCGTTGAAGCGCAGGAGTAATCGTATCATTGTCTTTGGCTTCATTATATTGGTCAATAGTAGCTTGATCTCGATGGTATCCGCCTAATTCATAGGTTTGCGCCCACGTAGATGCTTTGTCAAGTTTGGTGGATCCACCTCTTCCTCTGCCAGATCCGCGCATAGAAGCGGCTTGCAGCGTAGTAGCGTTATTCATCCCGGTAGTTTTAATTTTAGTATCATTATTTGCAATGTTATCAGGAGATTGATTAATAGCAGTTTTGTTACCAAAAGTACCATTGTTTTTGTCAAATGCAGTTTGCGAATCGCCAGTATTGACCGTAGAATAATCATGTTTAAAATCTTTATATGCCGTGCCCACATCATAGCCGAATTGCTGTTTTAATCTTGCAGCTAGTGCAGCCTGTTGCATAGGATCATTAGTACCTTGAAACTGTTGCAATAATGCTTGTGTTTGCTGTTGATTGTAATTGCTAGTATGCTCCGCTATCTTGTCCTGTGCAGCCTGTTGAAGCAAAGGCAACACCTCGTTAGGCTTATATCCTTTTTTAACAAGTGCTTGCATTGCGGAAGGTATCTGAGATTTTATCATATTAGTTTGTTCCATGAGCGATTTTGGCGCTGATGTAGTAGTTTGAGTAGGGTTATTGGCTTGCGAGTATTGATCCATAGGATTAGTGATATTATAGTTGTTTGGTTGTTGTTGCGCTTGTTGCTGTGGTTGCTGCATAACTTGTCCCAATAATCCTTGTCCCAACATACTAGCATCAGGTGATTGCTGATTAAAATTAGTAGGTAATAATCCTTGTGATATTTGCTGCATACCTGCGCTGTTTTGCGGGGTTAAGTCTTGTGTTGTGGTTTGGTTGCCATAGTCAAGGTTATTCAAGTCTTGTCCAAACTTCGCAACGTCACCATACATATTAGATTCTTGTCGCTGTCTCGCGTTGTGTCCCATGACATTACCAATCAAATTAAATAATCCCTCATATAAGTTCGGCCCCGGTGTTGACATTCTATAATTCATCTAATCACCTCCTATTTTGCACCGTAATATGATCCTACGCCAGACAGTAAACCGCTTAGTAATCCGCCATTACTTGATGTTGCTGTAGTAGTTTTATCATTAATCCGATTAGTTGACAAAGTGTTAAGTAAATTGCTGGTATCCACCTGCTGCCCCTGTGACAGTGCAAGTAACTTGGCAGGTATGTCAATGGATGCGTTCTGTGCACTGTTAGCAAGTGCCATAGGTTGAGATAATAGACTGTTTTGCTGATTGATATTGTTACTATAATTATCTAGAGATTGCTGGTTAAGACCAATCATTCCCTGCGTTATGCCGTTTTGGTTTGCATATCCCTGTTGCCGCAAGTCCGCTAAGCTATTGTTAGTATTATAATTGGCATTTTGACCTGTTTGCTGTTGAGTAGCGTTTTGGTTTTGAAGTGCCGCCGCTTGTGCCATGTTTGTATTATAGTTTTGGGATAATGCGTTTGCTACTGAATCGGATATACCTTGTATTCCTGTTCCTGTTACGCTGGAATTTAAAATTCCTCGACTTGCTTTATCAGCCAACATATTACCCATACTGGTATTCATGCCCCTATTAATAGCGTATTGCTGATTATCGGCATAGGCAGAAGGTAGTTGACCATTCATTAAAGGGGACATTGTTGACGCATTATTGCTATTTAATTGATTCTGCGTACTAATTAAGCCATTATAAGCATTAGTCCCTTGCGCCTGATTGTAATTATTAGTATTAGTCAATCCATCATATGAGCCCAACCCTTGTGCTTGATTAGAACTATTAACATTGCTAAGGTTAGCTGATTGATTTTGTAGGTTTTGGGCGCCGGTTACTGCCGCATTACCCATTTGAGTATAGTCAACCGGCACAACTCCAGGATTATTTAGTATCATATTTGATCCCATGCTTTGTAATGCTAGTGCTGTTGGTGCTGTTTTTTCAGCATAGTTAGCTTGAACGCCTTGCAATCTTTTTTCTTCTGCTGTCTGTGGTGCAGATTGTACAGTAGTAGAGCTGCCGCCACCGCAAAAAAGTTGAAGATCGAATACCATTAAATCACCATCCTTTCAAACTTCCATGTTCCATTTATGTTAGACACTGCTTTTGATTTATATAGCCGTTCAAGTCTCTTTGGTTTTTCTGTGTTGGAATAAGCCACTATTTTATTGCATCCCATAGTTTTAGCTACCCAAGGAATCAAGTTATTCCAAAATAAAAGATGGCCTATGCATTCACGCATGACCATCTCATCACCACATATTTCGTATTGGAACATTCCGTTTTCTTCATCGAATACCTCGTAACATTTCTTTTCGAAGAATAAATCTACTTCTCCATGCTTTTTAGCTTGATTATCATGATAAGTTATCCATTCTTCGCGTGTCATGGTGTTACAGGAGGTGGATATCTACCTTCCACATCAAAATAATCACCATTAGGGCAATACCACAATGTCATGCCAAGCCAATCAACATATCCATAAACCAATTCAGTACCATCACCATTGCAATAATATTTATCAGGCATTAATAATCACCGTCACTTTCGCCTTTTTTTCTGCTAATAAATTTAGATTTTGTTGTGTCAATGAGTCTTGCTTTTGAGCAATATTTAATGCTCCATTATCAGCTAATCCAGCAGCAGCATAGGCCATTTGAAGCGCAAGAAATTTAGGATCATATTCAGCGTTTAGTGTTGATATTTTTTGCGCTTTAGTTAGCGGTATTACGGGAGTTGGATCTGGTGGTATGATAACTACATTAACGAGTGTATCTGTAGTTTCGTCATAGTCTTTTTGTGTCCAGTCTACCGGTTCGCCACCGTTGAATATTTTGTGACCTTCTGGTATTGTATCGCCAATTTCGGTATGCGATGGTTTTTTGTTTCCGGGATTAAGTAAATACGAATACATTTACATCCCTCCTACATAGCATTTATTTTGTTGTTGTGGTATTCCGTTAGGCCCGGAAGCATTATTAATAGCTACTTCAAGAGAGGTTTGGCAATGGTTGTACATTCTAGCGTCTAAAGCGTTTCCCAAAAAGTAACCATAACTAACAGCCCCACGCCTACCAATCGCCCAATTTGAGTCTGGTGTACTCTGACCCGATATACTATTTGAGTGTACTAAAGTATTTCCTCTATATAGAGATAAAATAGAACTCCCATCATATGTTAATGTGCATAGCACAAATAAAGATGGTAGGTAGTTTGATAAAATATAACCGCCGCTATTGACACATAATTGCTCGCCATACGCACCTTGTTCAGAACCACCCAAATACCAAAGTCCTGTAATATTAGTACCAGAAGAGTCAGAAGAAAAAGGGCATGCATTTTGTGTAACATTAAAAAATCTAAGCCATATAGATATTGATATTGGATTTCCTAGTGTTATATTTTTACTAAAACTCAACCACTGATTAGTACCATTGAAACTAGCACCATTAACTGTACTAAAAGTAACGCTACCGTTATTAGTAGGGGTTATTGATCCCACAATATCATTAGCATTTGTGGTAAGCGGAAATCTATTAACTAACGCCATTATCTATTGCCCCATTCTTGAACAGCGGTAATAGTACAAGAAACCAAACCATTCCCGCTAACACTATACGCAAATAAATCTCTTTTGGTTGCTAGGTTTAAAGAAGTAGCATTCCAACTTACAGGAGAAACGGAAGATATACTGACATTACCAGGATTGCTATTTAATACTACTGCTCCTATTGAATGTGCTACTGCCGTTGTTCCTAACTGCCCACGAACAACAGTAATGTTTGTTGTTCCGCTTCCTGCTGTCATTTGAACAATTTCCGGAACACCCGCTATGTCAATTAAAGCATAAGGTGTACCAGTAAAGGTTATAGCAGAAGATACTGGAATTGTTGTTACGACATTAGTTATTGATCCGGTTAACGTTATACTTCCTGTACCAGTAAAAAAATAAATTAAAGTTGCGCTTGATACTGTTCCTTGCGGATAAAAATAAAAAATTTGTCCTACAGCATTTCTTGTTAATGGTAACAAGGGAGATACATACCCATTAACAGGATTTATCATAATAAATTTTTCTGTCCAAGTATTATTCCATAAAGCAGTTATTTGAGTTGAAAACCCTGTTATGTCAATCAGTGCCCCGTCACTACCATTTCCGGTATGTGCGTGCCCAGTAGCAGCCATTAAAGAATTAAGCAATGTATATTCCGCTTTATGCTCATTATCATGGTTTTTTAATACCTCTTGTGTTTGCTGCGTTACTGAAAAAGAATTTGGATAAGTTTGAGACCAACTCAAATCCCCACCTCCACTACGTCAATTGATAAATTTCTAATTGCCATTCTTCCAGTTTGTACAGTTAAAACAACTTGTACCGTACTAGTTCTCTTTCGTGTTCTTTTCTTTTTAGTTGTAAAATTAACTGGTATAACTGGTTCGGTATCAGTATTAGCTATATTTGCATCAGTGTTAGCAATCGAAGAGGTAGAAGCAAATGTAATCGGAAATATTTTACTTCCAACATTCAAAATACAATTACCAGCTAGAAAATTATAGCTTAGAAAATTAACGTATTTAATAAGATATTTTTTATGTTTAGGAACAAAACTTTTAGTAGCGATAATGGACTGAAAATGAACACCATCATCAGTATCAAGTTTTTCATCCAACTTACCTATCTTTGTTCCGTAAGCAACATAAATGTCATTTCCTTTACTTACTACGTCATAAATAGGATATTGGAAATATCTTTTCGACCAAGAATTAATATTATAATGATAGATTAATACTTCATTTTGATTTGACGATTTTACCCACACTTGTTTTCTAACTGGTAAATGCCACATTTTAGTTGTAGCATCAATATTCTGCACTAACCACCCATTGATCATATATCCAGGGCTAGGATCATCAACTTTAATTGATCCGTAAGCAACTACTGTAGAAAAACTATTAAACCCTTCTTGCCCCATAAAAAAAGCCCTATTTTGCAAGGACATTCCACTGTATTGATTGTATGCATATGTTTTTTGTGCTATTGGAACAGCTGCAACCTGTGCAAAATTATTTTCACTTGTTATCCTATAAGCAGTGCCGGAGGTTTTAATTACTATAGAATCAGTTGATAATTTAATTGAACAGGCAATTTGTGAAGCATCCTTATAACCAACATTAACAAATTGCGCGGTGGATATGTCTGTAGGAGTATTTGTCCACCCTGTATAGTCTCCAATTGCCGAATAATTTTTTACATCGGAATTAATATTAAACGCTTCAACACGGCCATTATTGTGTGCAACCCAATGCGATAATGGACTGCTTGGTACCGTTGATAATGTTGTTCCGCTAACTACCTTTTGTATTTGGCCGCCACTAGCGATCAATACAACATTATCATATAAAGCATAGATAGGTTTATATGTGCCCGTAAGTGTCCCCAACAGCGTTTTGGTAATAAAGTCAGTGGTATATAAATTAATTCCGCTAGAAAACAACCATACGCTATGAACCGTATCATAAAATAAGGTTTCTGCATTAACTAGAAGATCAATTTGTCTCGATATTCCCGGTACTACCTGCGGCTGGTTTAATAGTGTCCCATATTCCCAATTATCCATTTGCGCCACTGTATTATCTGGAATTGACTCAGGGTTTGCAATTAAACATAACCCTCCCATGATATTGTCCATATTAATAGTTATTTGTCCTTCATTTTTTGTTGATTGAGATGGCATATTAACCTCCCTTCGCTTTTAATCTTGCCTGTAAAACCCTGTCAAGCAATTCCATATCCTGCGTTACATTTGCTTCGAAATCATTTTGAGTATGAATACAGACATAGCTGATAATGATACCAGAATAATAATCAGTAAGAGGTATGCTATCGGTAATTGCCGAAACATGTGTTTTGCTGGAAGAATATTTAAAAGTAACACTAGAAGGAGCGCCATTTGCGAGTGATATTGTATTTCCAGTTGCAATCAAGGGGTAACTTGCCTTTTGTGGTATAAATCCAACAAAATTTGTAGGCTTAGTAATTGTTCCTGTTATTGTCATTTGATTAATTATTTCTGGATCATTAACACTAGTCAGTCCATCGGTTATATAGTCAATAGCATCATTTATATAACGAATCATTACTTGATTATCATAATCGTCAACATCTAAAAACATAGACTTAGCGGCTAGGTTGATAATATCGGAAACTAGCATTAATAATACCCCCTTACGGTATAATTAACGTTTTCTATATCATTTAATAATTTAGAAATTTGATCGTTCCATAAAGAAACAACATCTTTATCCTTACCTTCAATTCGTGCGGGAATATATGCTAAAAGAAGTTTATCAATGTCATACGGTAAATTAGTATCGTCCGTTATGGTTAGCGGTAATGTTTCAGCAACGTAAGTAACTTCGTAAGAATAAACTATATCAGGAATAGGCGTAAAATTAAGCGTAGTTAAGTTCGTTACATAAAAACCTTTTGGTTTCCCTAGTTGTGATTTATCATAAACCGTAGTAATAGGCTTGTTATCTATACCAATATTGTTAATTCTAACTTCTACCATAAGAATAGGTTTTTTAGGTAATGTTATTGAACGCGTTCCCGCTACAGTACTACCTATTAATGGCGGTTCTGCTATCACTAAAGGGAAGTTATCTTTAACAATGTTTCTTAATTGCGAATATCCTTCATTAAAGTATTCAATAATTTGGTACGGACTAACAGCTGTCTCGTCTATATCTCCTAATCTATAGCGAGTGCTTAATATAAGACTGCTAACTGAACCCATGTGCCACCTCCATACATAAAAATAAAGAGGGAAGGTGTTACCCCTCCCAATTCATTAACTAGCTTTAGCAGAACTCATTACTTGAATAACGCCATAATCTTTAGCATTAAATACAGTCTTAGCAATAGCCCCAATATATCCAACTGCAAAACCTGTTTGGTTTTCATAATCGAATACTTTTTCTTTCCAAAACATTGGTTTAGCTACTGCCCAAAATCCTGCTTGTTTACCAAGTAAAAGGTTATGAGCAACATTAGCGGCTGTAGCACCTGTAGCGGTCACACTAACACGTTCATACTCGAACAAGGCAACACCATCATAGAAGCCAAGTGCGCCAGTGAATAATGGATTGTCAGAAGAACGTTCTCCTGCGTATAATTGTGCATTGATCCAAGTAGTATCTTTCTTTAAATCGCGCGCTGCATAAGGATGAATCAACATGACATAGTAGTCTTTACCATCAACCTTAATAGGGGCGATCTTAGGAGCATGAAGCAATGCCTTACGTTTGGCTGCCGAAATATCAGCACAAGTCAATAAGGCGTTAACGTCAGAGATTGTTGCTTCTGTTACTACCGGGCCGCCACCAGTTGCTACCGTAAATTCAGTAGCAGTATACGCGGCTGTCATAACAGTGATAAAACGATTTTCAAGGTAATCAGTAAACCATTGAGCAAGAGCCGTTTTAGCAGTAGAACGAAGATCGAAAGAAAGTTTTTGTTCGGTAACCAAACCAGCTAAAAGAACACCATTGCGAAGTTGGTTAACGGTTACAGAGAAGTCATATAGAGTTAATGCTTCTTCTGAACCTTCTAATGTTGAATCCCCAGCAATACCAGCACCGGACATTAACATGGTTAAAGGCAATACCATTGTATCGCCTTTGTTCTTGCTTAAATCTTTCTTAATCTGAATTACGTTGTCACTTGCCTCACTAGAAAACTTGTCAAAAAAGTTTGCCTTTACAGCTTCTAGTTGAGTTTGGCCAGCCCAAATTTTGGCCGTGAGATTAGCTGTTGCGGAAGTAGTAGCCATTTATATTCACCTCATATATTTTTTTATTACCTCCGGTGGTACGTCTTCAAATCTACCTTGATCTAACATTGATTCTAATTCAGATGTTGATAAAGACCTTGAACCGTTACCTCCGGACAATTGAGAAGCCCTCGGCATTTTAGCCATCTCTGCTATCTTGTTAGCAGGAGAAGCAACGCCGGGGCTTGTTGATTTACTACCGTTTAATTTTTCTTTGCATTGTAACGCAAAATCTTTAACTATTTGAAAGTCCTTTGCATTTCCCTTCCCTGCATCTACCCTGCCATAAGCATCCTCGATCTCCCTAGCTTGTTTTCTTGGCATTTCGTCTATTTCTGCTATAGCATATTTTAATACAACAGGAAAATCTTCTATTGTTTGCAATTCTTTCACGAAATTTATGTTTTCGTTTTTAATTTTATTTATATTGCTTATTTCAGATTCAATTCGAAATTCAGCTTTGGCAATTTCCTTATTAACTTTTCTATATTTTTCAGGGTCAGACCACTGCAATTCATCTAACGGTTCGATAACTTTTAACCGTTCGCGAACCTCTTTTTCTGCTTGCTGTTCTACCCACTCGCTAATATCTTGTTGAGGTTGTTGTTGTACTGGTTGTTGTGCCGGCCTATTCTTGATAGCTTCAATCTCTGATTTCATTGCTTCAATCTGTGCCGACAATGCTTTTCGCTTATTACGTTCTTCGTGCAATGCCTTAAGAGGAACCTTTTTCTCTACTTCTTCGGGAGTAGATTCCGCATCTTCCTGTTCCTCGTTTTCTTCTTCGTTATCAGTCGATTCATCTCCAGCATCAGCCGTTGAGTCATCTTCTTCGTCCTGCTCTGTCGCGTCAGGTTGCGATTGCAAACCTTCCTCAGAATCAGCTACTTGTTTCAATACCTCTTCGCTCATTCCCGGAAAGTCTTTTTTAAGTTGATCTAACATATAATACTCCTTTTTAACGTCACATGGACGAAGTTTTGCTATTTAACGCATAGCTGCGAAGTTTTGTTAATCATTACTTTTTCTTTCCGATAGAACTAGGCATCATAGGGATACTTTTTGGTACGTTTCCACCACCGGCAGGACTAGCAATAGGTCTAGGAAGATGTTGCGTAGGAATTAACGGGCTATGAATTTTAGCCAATGTTTTCACCTCCTTTTAATGAGATAGACGTAGTTTAATGTCATTGCGGACAATAGAAAAGCGACCATTGCTAGTCGCTTGTTATCTCACCTCCCGAGTATTCCAGCGTGTTAGGCTGGTAATCGAGAGATCACCTCCTATTATTTTCTTTTACGAGGTTTTGCTTTCTCTGCCTTTTCTTCCTTTGCGGAGAACTTGCCAGCTTTCTTATCGCGAATATCTTCTTTATCTAGTTTTTTAGCCATTATCGATCACCTCCTTATCTTCCTTCTTAGGTCTACCGCCTAGATTTCGATTGAGTACCTTATCGGCAATAATGGCAATTAAATGTGCCATATCATTGTTTTTCATGTTCCCACTCGCTTTATAGTGATCGAGTATTTGCTGTGCTCGTTCCATTAATATCCTCCTTGTTGATTAGGTTGTTGTGGCGGTTGAACCAATTGTGTATTCTGTGGTTTTGGTGGATTATTTTGCAACATGGTTTGTGCAATTGATTGCGGATTGATCTGTATACCTTCCATACTATAAATAGCCCCCTGCACTTCTGGCGGCAATTTAGTAATATCACCAGTAAGCTTAATCGTAGGAGGTGGCATTTTAAGGCCTTTCATTTGCTCATCCTTCATGCGCTGTACTATTTCATCTTTACCAGCGAAGTCCATAAACTCGATCATGATATCAGGAGGAATTTGAACACCAGCCTTTTGCGCTTCCACAAGGGCATAAAAATTAGACAGCCTAGTTGTCGCTGTCTCAGGAGTTTCGCTAATTACAATGTCAAATTCAAACTTTGATAGGTCATATATCTCTTGCATGATTAATTGTCCTTGCTGATCTACCTGCGGATTGCCTTGTTGGTCAAGTTGTGGTTGTTGTGTTACCGCTTGACCGGTAGGAGCCACGTTAGCGAATTGGGGTTTACCATCAGCACCAACAATTCTGATAACCTTTTCCTCTGATAAGTATTGCGGTATTAATCCAGGCTTGTTAATATCGCCCCAAAGTATTTTAAGTATCTGCTTCTGTGCTTTGCGCTGGTTATCAAAGAGGACAGCAATCTGTGTCATTGCCTGTTTCTGTCTTAACTCTATTGCTCTACCAGATGCAGCAGCAGTCAAATCACTTCCAAGCAACTCCTCATTGATACCTGATATGTTGCGAATGTCGCCCCTAGTCATTTCCTCCATTTGGACAAACCCAGTAGGAATTCCAGTAGTATCGACAGGATGAGGAGATTCACCGACTGGACTATATTCGACAAGAGTACCAGGAGTAGAACCGTTGTCTCTAAGATTGCGTTTATCGCTTTCATCTAATGCCCCCTTAGGACTCATCCAGATGCGATTAGCCATCGTATTTACGATATGCATACGTTGTGACCGAAGTTTATTTATCTCTCGCTGTGGGTCTTTTAAGTCCCTTACAATTCCTTGCGGCACATCACGTTCGTTAGTGTGGTAAGCGTATTGTTGGACTAACGGAAACATGCCATGTTTATAAGGACTGTCAATATCCTCAAAGACAACATCCTCGCAAAACGTACAGCACTTAATAGTATTTATCGGCATACGAATCTTTTTAGCACCAATAGAAGGGGCTAGTTTTGTAAAGTTTGGTATCTCATCGGCTTGATCTTGCTCTATTACTGTCTTATCTTCCAATACCCATTTAGTAACATAGTCATAAGACCTGTACCACATTTGCACGACACGAATCTTTTTAAAGTCAGATGAGTACCATATAGGCTCACCGCTATCTGTCATGGTAGGTATACGCTCTGCACTATCATAAGCTCTGTTCATTTCCTTGATTTCATCTTTAAACTCTGGATAAACTTGTGCAATCTTATCCTTATCTTCCCATGTTGCCTTAACTATAAATCGCGCATCCGACAAATCATCTTTAATACACTCAGGGTCAATATATATATCAAATGGTGATTGACGGTCAATCTTAATCTTGCCGTCCATTGCCTCATAGTCCCATTCCCACTCACACCATAGATAACCTTTTCCGCAAATTATACAATCTCTAAATACATCATCCATATGAGTGTCATACTCTGTCTGATCTGTTACCCACTTAGTTACACCTTTAGTAATTTGGCACATTTTTTCATCACCATCGTTGCGAGGTAAGAAGTCAGGCTCATATCGGTTAGATGATTGATAGCCGCATACCAAATTAATAAGCGGCCTAGTCACGTTAATAGTGATCGTAGGTCTTCCCTTATCGTTTAGAGACTTTCTATCGTCTTCATCCCATTGCTCGCCAGCAACAAAGCGGTAGTCTTCCTGACCTTCGTCACGCCACCTTTGTGACTGCTGAACAGAAGACCTAAACCACCTTCGTTTCTCTACTAGGCCCTCATTATCAGCTGTTTCTAGAGTATCATTCACTTGCTCACCTCCTAACTATCACACCTTTGCATTTATTACACAGGAAATTCTGTTGCTGTCCATAATCGGTAACCGTGCTATTTGTAACATGCTCGTTGGTTTCACACTTTGGGCAAGTAGGTTTATCCATATCAACGCCTCCTATTGCTTAGTCAATCCATGCAGTTCCATCGTAGTATATAAATTCTGCAACTCATACAAAGGTATAGTCTTGATAAACTCACGTATATTTTCGCGTGTGATATGGTGGAAGCTAAGATACTTTCCTAGAAATTCCTCTGTTAGCGTCTGCTCTGCCCATGATCGCATTGTTTTTTCACTCGCCATTATTTCACTCCTTATAGACTCATCCATTTATGTCCAGGCTCATCATCGTCCCACATGCTAGGCTTACCTTTTGCCTTAAGAGGTTTTTGATACAATAAGAACATTTCATCTTCTAAACTGTAGCGTATAGCATCAATACAATGGTTATTCCTATCTACTGGCTCAGGAAGTACATTACCATCTTTATCCTCTCGCCACTTGTAGGATTGGAACTCATTCTTTGTATGTTGGCACGATATATCAATAATTATCTCTTGTTGTTGTAACCATTGGATACCAAACTTAACGCTGTCTCTACCCTTCTTAGCGGGTATTGCCAGCACTCCGTGTATATTTAACTCAGTAATAGATTTAGGCTCTGAGCAGTCAAATACGACAACCTCAGAGCCTATCATAGCTTTAATCTCTTTTGCTAGTGGTTGATTAGTTAATCCAAACTCGTACATTTCGTCTAGTATGTAAAGCTTTTTATGCTTTCGATCATAGTGACTTCTGATGCAGGTTGCAGGGTCTTCTGCATAGCCAAAGTCACCACCATTCTTGAATGTGTCGAATGACTCTTTTAGTTCTGATAAGTCTTGCATCTTCCAGTTCTTGAAGATAACGCCGCCTAATGTACCCCAGTTGCCTAGAGTGTATACATTATAATAATACCGGTCTGTTTCTCCTTCTAGTTCTTCAATATCACCTTCTGATAAAAACATATTGTCTTTATAAGTTGTCTTGATAATAAACATTCGATCTCCTCTAAACTCTTGTTTATTATCATCCCAACTTTTAAAATACTCTTTATAAATCCAGTGATCTTGAAGTATTGGGTTAAAGCTAAGTATAATGCGTTTTTTTACTTTCGATATGCCACGTAAACGCTTTCTAAGTTGTTTAATAGCTGTATACTCACACTCTGTAGCTTCTTCCACCCATATATCAGTAATTACGCCTTTGGCAGGAGTGATAGACTTTATCTTTTCAGAATCATCAAGTCCGGTAAATATGATCTGATATCCATTAACGCAAGTTATGACATAGTCAGTCTTGTTGATGCTGAAAAGCTTACCGGATTTCCACTCGGCAATGACCTTGCATATCTCATTGAACACTGACTTTTTAACTGTAAGCTGTACATTACGACATATTAAATAGTTGTGACCACCATCTAGCATATCCTTTACGGTTCTTTGTGCTAAAAATTTTGACTTACCAGATGACGAACCACCGAATAGTATTTGTAGGTATGTATCATCGTCTAGGTATGGCAGATACACCGGATTGAATACTTTCTTGCTGATGTTGAGGTTAATCATAATCTCGATAAAATAATCGCGTAAATAAAATGAATAGCAAGTATAACGAATCCTATGTTAATTGCGTGTTGTCTTTTTCTATTTGGATATAATATTTTATTAACCAATTTACTTATGTCTTGTTTTTTTCTATATGAATATAAACTGTTTTTCCATGCAGGAATCCAATTATCCGAACCTCCATGAAGATAAACACAATAATCAGCCATAACATTTCGTAATATCTTAGAGTTAAATTTTCCATTTATATCTTCTTGTTCAAATTCATACCCTAATTTATTAATTACATCGGAAACTTTATCATCTCGAACTTCATAGTATTTACACTCCAAATATTGTTTCTTACAAAACATCTTCCAATTAATCATTTTATCACCAACTTTCCATTCCTAACTATGAAAATTAATATTTACGTAATTAGACAATCCAGCATTTACGCACCTTCGCAGGTTATAACATTTTGTTAACGCCAACAATATGTTAGTGTCTCGTGTGGGCACTACAAATTCACCTTGTCAAGCTAATTATATGTCTCAGCATTTCAGCGTTAGAGTTAAAAATAAAAGGCTTGCCATTTTTATCTAAATCAGAACCAACTTCTGCTATCATCATTGTTCTTAATCCATTTAATTCATACATTGCGTGTTCATATGCTATTTCGTAATCAATTCCATTGGAATTATCCAACATAAATCACCAACTTTTATAAATTTCCCCTTTTAATGGATAACTATCGTTTTGACTCTATAAGAATCGCATTATCAAAAGTTACTATAAACACCTATAAATACTACATTCTCACTGATAATCACTACAGCTCCCTACTATATATATTAGTAACAGCGTAGCGCGTTGCGGCACTTAGATCATTACTGATCATTTTCATCCTCATTTTTCTTACATTGGAATGCAGCAACTATACTTGCAATACCCATAAGCATAATATATACCGGTACACACCATATCGGAGATGTTATCAATATCAAAACTAAGTCTGACATATTTATTCCTCCACCAGATTCACATTAATAGTAAGGTCTGCACCATCCTTGCCGGTAATCTCAGTTTTATCCGTAAACAACTTTAAATGCTTGCCAAGCATCGAAAGTGCATTATCCTTACAATATAGCTTAAACTTAAAACTTCCATCTTTACCGCAGGATACCTCAGCAATATTTTTAGTGTTAATAGTCTTACTATCCTTGATCTTAGTACGAACATCACCAGTATCGGGATCGTTGTAAAACTCCAAGTAGTTACTAATATCATCAAATGCAATATCTGCAATCTCATTAATTACCCTATCGGCACTAACCAATATTCTTTTTTCCTGTTCTTCTAATTGTTTGTCAATCATTTCTTGCACCTTAACATTGGTTAACAACCTACTAGCCTGATTCTCCGCAGTTTTAGGAGAGTATCCGGCTCGTATAGCTGCCGCCTTTCCATTTCTTGGAAACTCAGATATATATTCAGCGACAAATATACGCTGTTGTGCTGTCAAATCTGCCATACCTTAACACCTCCTTAACTCCGCATCCAACATTACCACCATATCTCGAGCAGCATTACCTCACCGCCATACATAGTGGCTCGATAAAATAATAAACATTATTCATTGTTACTTTAGTATTGATAACCACAGGTTGATGTTTGCCACAACTGCAAGCAATAATGATCTTGTCATTAAATAAATTTATCTTTGCTTGATCGCAACAAGCATCACTAATGTACTTTGGATCATTCACACCAATTCCCTCCCCAACACCCTATCCGCACACTTACACCGATCGCCATCCCAATTGACACAATTGCAGCAGTTTACAATGTCTTGTTTGGCTGCAACGTAGTAATCACATTGGTTCTTGTTCATATTTAAACCTCCAAAAAAAATAAATTAAAACTTTTTATATATTTTGATTGACGTATTACTTTAATCATGTTATACTTAAGTCAGATAAAGGGTTGCAGTTGCAAAAATGGCAACGAACCACAAGGAGCGTTTTAAATGGCAACATCAATTTTTGATCTTAAATCTGCGAAAGAAAAATTAGAAGAGCTAAGAAGTGAGAGGATAACATTCGAAAAGTTACATATAAAAGATGAAGAAATATTAATGGTTGAAAATTTAGAATACAGATTATTAATTGCACAAATTAACTGGTTAGCGCAGCATATAGAAGAAACTGAACCTAACGTGGTAATAAAATGGGAACTGTAGGACACGGTGGCAAGCGCCTAGGAGCAGGCAACAAACCAATCCCCAATCCCCTACCAGTAAGATCAATCCGATGCACCACCACCGAATACCAGCAACTTAAAGAGTATCTAAAAAAGTTAAGGAGTGAAGCGAAATGAAAAATTTAACTAACTGGCTTACTAAAAATGGTTACGATTACACTGTAAACAGCCTACATCAAGGTGGTAATTGTGTTTTTATAAATATCTTTGAATTGCCGAAAACCCTAGAAAGCAACATTTATAAGCATTTAAAAAGAATAAAATTATCATTCCAATACGCCGGCCACTACACATCTATACGGATTGATTTTAAACCAGCCTAACAAGCTGGTTTTCCTCTTTTACCTACACCTCTCCACATCCACACCCTTATTCCTCCTGCAAAACTCTGCAAACCCTACAAAACTGACACATCTACCATCATCATCAATCCTGATGCGCTGCAACATACATACTTCCTTTCCTCTATTCACGCAACCGTCTACATTGCATACCGCTTGCATATTAATACACTCCCTCTTCTTCTAACTCAGCAACCTTTCTCCAAAATTCTTCTTCCTGTTTCTGCGCTATTTTATTAGACCTGCATTCTTGCACATTAATAGTTTCTCTGCCGCATTGTTCGCGGTCATTATATACGCATGTTCTATCGTAGCAAAACATATTCTTACTTCCTTTTAGACATAATAAATAGACTCCCTCGCTTATGAAGGAGTCTTAAATTGTTTATTAAATTAGTACATGAGTCACGGGTACATCTTTATTGTATATTAACTTTGTCAAATATGCAATACTTTATTTATGTTTGTATAAATAATTTTTTATTTAAACTTGCAACAGTAGGTTTGTGCATCTTTTCGTTTTTTGCTCCCTTACTACTCTTGCTTCCACCGGGCAATGCCTCTCCTGCCGGTAAGCACTCTTTAGGCTTATGACTCCTTGCAAAATCTAGCATTAGGCTCTTTATCTCGCTGTCCATTTGCACATCTACGCTGTCATGGTGCCACACCTGAGCGTAACACTCCGGGCATATATGTCTATCATTAATCGCATCATATTGCATCATAACTCGGCAATCTTGGCAATACCAAGGTTTTCTACTCATGCAATACCTCCTATTTAATCAAAAATATCCTCTTTCCTTAGCAATCTTTTTCATTACCTTGCCTAATCTATTTCTTTCTATGTCATCAAATAAGGTATCTGCATCGGCATCCTCAAATAATTTAACATTTTTACGAACAAATACTTCAAATTCGTTATCTTCTTTTATATATTTACTAGCTTCTTTGCATATTTCATCAAACAAATAAGCCCCACTACACCATCCCATTTAAATACCTCCTATAATAGCTTATATGTCTCAATAAGTTTACTTACCGGTATTTCAATATACTCATTAACCGTTCTCCATTCTTTTT